TAATAAATTATATAAACATCTTGGTCTATCGTTATGAGTAGTAAGGTCAAAGGTTGCTACCCATCCACCCAATCCGTTATCAAATTTATCCTTAAATGCATCGCACCTTATAGTACCATCAATATCGAAATTGGAGGTGGCATATTGAGTGTATGATACCAAGTCATTGATTATAGATAGGGTATTAGCGTGTATATCAACTGTGTCATCAGTACCATAAAAAGGTATTGTTTGTTTATTATATACACCTGTTGATTCGTTGTTCTTTAATTTAATCTTATCAGCAATTGTAAGCTGACAAGTATATACAGTTTGAGAACCATCAAATACTGCATTAGTAATTAAAATATTACCTAATGGATATTGAGGAAACTCTTTATCATCTATTTCAAAGATATCACCTTGCGTTGCACTTTCAATAGAAGGATGATTACTCATTATTGTTTCAAAGTAATCCAACACATTATAGTACAATGAATAGTTTGTACCGGTATTATTTACTATGTTTGCCATATTATTATAATTGGATACCTCCGAAATATTGATTAGTAAAATCAGGATATACCTGCGTTAAATTACCAACACTTTCAAGGTATTGTGGTATTTCGTTAGAGTATGCTACTAAATAGTTTTGTAGTCTTGTTGCGTAGAAATCAGCAGAGTTCATACACTTTTGTAATAGGTAATCTATTTCATTCTTACCAGGAGCTATTGATTGTTCTGATTGGTGTTTTACAGCTCCTTCTGATTTGAATTGTACTGCGGAAAATGGTACATACTCCACACAACTATACCATATTAGGGTTGGTTTGATGTGGTCATTGATTAGGTCTTGGTAAAATACTGATAATGTACTTACTGTTCCAGCCTCAATACGTGCTTGTAGAAAAGCAAATAATACCGTACCCAATAGGTTTAGCATGTATTTATCTTGCGCTGTTCTCACAAAGGGTAACAGTCTATCTGCATCTATTGCACCCTGTAAAGGTGAATTTTTAATAATATCGTTTCTGCTTACAAATAGTGCGTAGCTCATTTCTTATAATTTATATGTTTCATAGTTCTTAGAGAAGTTAGGATTACTCTTAGAGTAATGCATTAAAGTTTCTTCTTCTATATTAGTATCAACCGCTCCCTCATCTTCAATAGTTGAAGGATTTTCCATTTGCTTATCAGTTTCTTCAGCTACTTCATCTACTGTTTGTCCTGTTTCTTCTGCTTGTTCTGCTAAGATAGCCAATGGAGTTAATTGTTCAAAGTATAATTCAGTATCATCGTATCCACCTTCAGATAACGCAGTAGTTATAAAATTAATTACTAAGTTTTGGAATGGATTAATTGTCATTGTTTGTAAGATAGAGAATGCTGTTTTCATTTCCTCTGATTGAGAACTGAAACCATTAGCTACAGTTCTGATACCAAACAATAATGGAGATGTTACTCTATGTCCAACTAAGATTCTATCTTGTGCGTATTCAGCAACGTATTTGTATTTGTCGTGTAGGTTATCTATGTTGATTGTTTCTAAGGTAGGTCTTCTTTCAGCATCATCGTTAAATGAAATCATAAATCTACCAGCGTTTCTAGTGCCTGTAAACTTCTGCTCAATCATTGATTCTATTACTTGTCTTTCTTCAGGAGCTGGAATACCATTGTTCATATTAACCATTACCAACGGCATAAACCCATTCTCAATATTGTTTAAGTGAAGATTACTTAATTCAGCTTCAACAAATGCAAATTGTAAACCAGGCATCCAATCGGGTAAACTATAATAGTATTTACCAGGAGAATAGTTCTTAATATAAAGTAACTCCATCTTTTCATTAGATGTTCCAAAAGCAGGTATTTTCTTTTTAGCTCTTTGTGCTTTTTGGTCAGCCCAATCAGTACAATAGTAATAGTTTTCCACTTGAGGATTATCGTATATCTTTTCAGCACGAATTGTTTGAATTGGAGTATGATAAAATTTAACTACTTTAGTATGACTATCATCCCAATATACTTGGAATGCAGAGTTACCATATAATTTCAAATCAAATATAACTCTTTTTAATTCTTCTTGTGGAATTAGTTTACTTAATACATTCTGAAATGCCACATCTTTAGAGTACAATCCTTTACCAAATATTAAATCGGCAATACCTTCAATACAAGCTGCATTAGTTGTAGAAGTTGTATAACTATCCGTTATGTTTTGGAAGTAATCATCAGGTGTTATAATACCAACAGGCACCCACGAATAGCGTGTTTTAGTATCCTCTACTACGATAGGTATTTCTTGCGATGTTAGGTTTACTACTGAGAAACTTTGTTTTTCTTTCATTGTTATTGCATTATAATATAATCGTTATCAGTTAGGTTACTAATATATCTTTGTTCAACACCTAATTGATTTTCATAAGCCGCTTTATCTATTGATTGTGAAGCAAATACTGAAATAGAACCATCCCATATTGATGAGGTTGTATCAGTTATAAATGCTCTATATTGGTCACCAGTTTTTGCGCCTGAAATAGATGCAGTCCAATTAAGGATACCCTCATATGCTTGATATGTGTAAGGTCTGCCTGATGCACTTATTGATGAAGTTGTATTCTCCAATGTAAGCATGTTCTGCAGATTGAGTTTAAGCTGTGATGAGCCGGTTGGAGCTATTCTAAATGAGTAGTTATTGCTTCCAGAAATGTAATAAGCTAGCATTAGGTTGTACTTAAATTGTTTTATCTATACATTTAACAATGATGTAATGAAAAATAGTGATTGCATAAAAAAAGGGAGAACTGAGTCTCCCTTTAATATCTTTAAGTGTATTACCGATTAGTTCGTACCATTCACTATTGTTGGTGGGTTTGTCACAGCTCCAAATGGCGAACCAAATGTTGAGCCAGAGATAAACGATGCTGGAAACTGCTCTTGTCCAGTGAAAGTTATAGAATAACCATAAAGGTCTCCCATAGCTGCACCAGTCTGAATAGTACCTCCAGTTACATCTGCACCTTCTCTTTGTCCTATTAATAGAGTATCTCCATTCATAGTGTGTACAAAGATTTGAGGTCTTCCGTAAGCCATCAACTTTAATTGAGTAGTCATCTCATTTGTCAACTTCTTTAAGTTAAGAGTTAATTCTTGTGAAAAGAATGTAGTTCCATTTTCTCTAGAAGTGTTGACAGTTTCAGTATATGCACTTGTTCCTTTTAGGTCATAAAAGTAAGCTGTAAGACCAGATGGTAAAGATTCGATTAAATCGTCTGCTTCACCATTAGTTGCATTAGCAATTGAACTTGTGTAGTTTACGAAATAAACTCCACTAAGCCCACCTACTGCTTCCTTACAAACTTCGTTACGTCCTGATGTTAAATTACAAGCCATGTTGATTAAGTTTTTAGTTTTTAATTTTTGTTCTGAAACTTAAAGAGTGAGAGAGGGAATTTCACCCTCTCATTATTCACTCAATTAAATTAATAGTTTTTGTGGATAGCGATATCGTTACCAATACCAAATACAGTATCCGCTGTATATCTCATAATGATTCTAAAGTTTTGAGAACCATCTAAGTCAGCCATGTCCAATACCTTTACTTCATTATAATCTGAAAGTAAGCCAGTTCCGAAGAACAAGTTAGATTTTTGAGCAACTACAACTGCAGATGCTGCTAAACCTGGACAATATGCCATTTCAATACCATTGAAGTTAAGTGGTTTGTCACCTACGTTCATTTGGTTGTTGAAACCATTTGCACCATTTGCACCACCAGCTAATGCTTGTTGATAAGCTTTAACTACGTTTGTTGGTACATAGATGAAAAGGTCTTCTTTACCATACACAGTTGCAGGAACTACGTCCACTAATGAATTCAACACAGATAATACGTTTGCTGAAGTAATTGAACCTGAAACTGATGAAGTTACAGGAGCGTTTACACCACCTGCTACTACTGATGAAGATAATTCATTGTAGATACCTTGGAATTGTCCGTTAGTAGATGGATTACCTTGCCAAATAGAAGTTTCAGTTGCGTCAGCTACTTTACCACCAACATAACTAACTAAGAAGTCAGTAAAGTTAGCAGGGATAGTATCAAATGCACTAAATCCTAATTGTAGAGCTTCCCAGCTATCTACGAATTCTGCCTTACACAAGCTTAAGTTAACTTGTAATTCTTTTGGCTCTAATATTCTTTCGGTAAGAGCTACTGTACCCGATGTTGCGAAATCACAAGATGCGTTATTAACGATAGAGTCTACAGCAATCCTTGAGATTACTGATTTGTACTTAACGTTAGGCATGATTGTGATGTAACCGTTGTCCAATGTACGAGCAGAAAGTAATGCCGCTGCAATATATTTGCCTGCGAACTCACCTGCGTAAGTACTTGTAACTGACGGTTGTTCAAAATTTTGTTTTTTTCTCATGTCAATAAGTTTTTTTTGTTTATTTGTATAATTTAGATAAGAAATTAGATTGTGTACCCACAACTTTATCTTTCCTACTCATTTTAATATTTTGTGTTTTAGAAGGATTCTCCTCAATAGGTGCTCCATCTAATTTAGGAAGGTCTTCTTCCATTTTAATATCAGCTTCTTTTTTATCTTCAGCTGGTTTACCTTTAATTTCTTCTTCTTTAGTATCTTCCATCTTAGCTATTTTCTTTTCCATTTCAGAAATACGATATGCTAAATCAGAATACTTCTTTTCCATATCTTCAGGAATTGATTCAACAGGTAAATCACCACCATCTTCATCTTCACCACCGATATCTTCACCAGCTGGTGATGCCATATCTTCAGGTATTTTCTTTACTTCTTCGTCCTTAGCACCATCTGCTAATTCAACGTTTTCTCTTTCAGTAATTTTACCTTCTGCATCCACTTGAATCTTAATTCTAACATCTTTTCCTTCGCTATCTTTAAGGATTACTTCGTGTTCGCCTTCTGGTGCTGGAGATTTAGTACCATCTTCGGATACTACTTCAGCTAATTCACCTACATCAAAGGTAGGAGATTCTAAGATTGTTCCATCAGCTAACTTAGCATATGTCATTTCAACAGGCTTATCTGCTGATAAAGCTGCTATAATCTTATTTAATACGTGTTTTGCGTTCATATATTGTTTGTTTAGTTATTTAACAAAGTTATTTTACTTTGTAGTTATTTTTTTACGGGTATGTTGTAGTTGTTGTACTAGTTGGTGCTGCCGTTGTTGTGGTAGTTGTAGTAAAATACTCAGTTGTTGTAGTAGTACTAGTAGGTGCTGCAGTAGTTGTTGTAGTTGTACCAGCAGTTGTAGTTGTTGTA